TTGATTAGTTGAAGCAGTTAAATTTTGTGTGTGATTTTGCACCTTCCATAAACTATAACCTCTATTTGCCCACTCAGAAAACAACAAATTTAAATTATCTCGTGCAGCTTCTAAATCATAACCAGTCCGTAATGACTTTCCCGCTCTTCGATAAGCTCTTTCTATGACCTTATCTATTTCTAAATTAAATGTTGTTGTTCCTGATGTGGTCATTCTTTACTTTTTCTTTTTTGATGTTTTTTTCTTTTTTTTGACTACTTGCTTTTTCTTGGCCATTCCGCCACCACGCATTTTCATCATCATACCGCCACCACGCATTTTTTTCATCATACCGCCGCCGCGCATCATTTCCATTTTTTTTCTCATAATAGCCTCCTTACTTAAAAAGCTTTTTATATAATTGTTGTCTAGACAGCACTACGTCATCGTAATACTCTTTTGGCCATTTGTCATAATAACCCATACGTTTTAATCTATCAGATGCCTCATATAATTGCGAGAACTTTTGTATGAGCATCATAGAAAAATCTATTGTTGATCTAGGTAGATTTGACTGATCCCCAGTGGGATTTAAAAGAAACTCTTGATCTTGTTCTGTTGGTGGATTTTTTGGATGAAAGCCCAAAAAGTAAATATCTTTTTTGTTATATTGATTGTTAAAATTATCTATTATTTTTTGAAATGCATTTAAGCTGTATTCTTTAAAAAAAACATCACAAAAAATTAGGATTTCCTTCTGTTGAAAATCTATTTTTTTCACATATGTATGTAAATCTCTAGTATATCCCTTATCAGGATTTCTATGCTGAATATCAACTTTATCCTCAGTCCAGGCTTTTTTTGCATAGGGACAAGCAGGGAGCCTATTTAGATGTACGTTAGGTACTTCTAAGTAATACTCTGACCAAAGTCTTACCTCTTTAGATATTAAATCTTTAGTTTTTTTTGAAATCAATAGTCAATTGTTTTGATTAAAAATTCTTCTATCCACATAACTCTGTCATCCATTTGAAGAATTTTTTCTTTTATAACAGCTATATCTTGTTGCATTTTTGCAACACTATCTGCCTTCTTTTCTACTGCATTAAGACGTTCAGACCACATTCCCCATGTCATGGCTAAAGTGCCAAATAACACCAAATATGGTAAAATTGTTTTAATTTCTAATTTCATTTCTTACAAATACACTCGTAATCTTCACAACATTTACACACGGTATACTCCTATTTTGTTTTTGCACTCATACCACTTAAAGGGTTATTTAGTGCTTTGTCAACGCTTAATTCTAGATTTTCTTCTATAAGTTTTAGCTCATCCATGAGCTCTCTAGTATCCTCTTTTTGTCTATCCTCAACATCATTTACAATCTCAGTGATGTGACGAACGTCTTGCTCAACATTACGTAAATCTTTTTTAAGGTCGTCTTTAAGTTCACGACTAACGGTACTTATTAGGTCTATTTCACCTAATATAATCTCTAACTCACTTTTCATAGCATCTAGTTGTTGTGATACAAGCTCAATTTTTGCGTTTGTTTCGCTTTCTACAAGTGCAATCTTCTTATCAAATCCGCTGAGGTCAGGCTCCTGATAGGCCTCAATAGCTGCGGACATATCCTGAAAGCGTTTATACATTTCAAATCCGCCATACAAAGCACCTACGGCACTACTAAGTGCGAGGATGATTGCCATCATCTTTCCTCCTTTAAAGGAAATTCCTCCTATACTTACTTCTGCCATTGTGAGTTTACCATATCATTCATTGTTTCATTTTGAGCCATATCAAAAAGCATACCATACTGATCATCTATTGTCTTGTTCAAATACTCTGTAACATTTGTATCTTGTATGAATGACTGACTATCAAAAAAAGTTTTAGTATTACCTAATATTTGCATCACAATTAAAGTTTTAGTCTGAGCAGCATCATCATATCTTTCTTTATCATCAATCTTTTTTACAATTTCGTTAGCAGCTTTCTCTTTTTTTGATACTTTAGGCTCTGATGGCTTATCTTCTTCTACCGTTTCTTCTGGATCTTCTTCTTTTTGTGCTGTTTGTACTGCTTCTTGTTCTGGTTCCTGTGATTCTTCTTGAGGCTCTTCTGTAATTTCTTCTTCAGGTTCAGCCTCAACAACTTCAATTTCTTCCATCTCCATTTCAATCTCTATCTCGACTTCTGTTTCAACCTCAACAATCTCAGCCTCAGGTTCAGGTAAGTTAATCTCAATTTCAGCTATTTCTAATTCCACACTGTCAACAGTAATTTCTTCAATTGGAGCCTCTATAGGCACAAATTCTATTTCTCCATCATTCATACTTACATCATTAAATTCAAAAACTTCTTCGACAAAATCAAGCTCAACGGGATCAAAAATATTTAAATAGTATATTTCTTCAATAGTGGTTATTTGTTGTGTGATAATTGTATTGATGACATTGTAAAACACATTGATGGTAACATCATCAAAAAGAGGTCCAATGGCAAGATTTATATCTCTACCACCTACTTCAACAGTAATTTTATTTAATACGCCACTGAAATCGAAAGTCCCATCATAAGATTGGTAACCTGATGCCACTCCAGACTCAGACAAGATGTCAGTACCTGAAAAGACTGAAGTACTTCCGTTATATCCTGTAACGT